TTAATCTTGTCAAATGCTGTTCTTAACGGATCACCTGTTCCGTCGTTTGCACTTGATCCTATACCTATTGTTTGTTTAGCCATGTGTAAAATCCTCTGTTAATAAGATTATTTAGCATCAATTCTAAGAACCTAACGTAAAATTAGATATCTATGGAAACTCTTTGGAACTTGAATACTGTGCTATCGCTTGAAGTGTTTGTGACTAGAACTCTAACATTACCACCGCTTATATCAGCTGTGAATGTTGTCAAAGGGCCTGTGTGGTCTGTTGTAGATCCAAACACTGTGATGTAAGCATCTGTACCGTCGTGCGTAACATTGGCTTCCACTATCTCAAATCTGCTGTTTGTGGCATCTGTTATGGATATAAAGTATTTGCAACTTCTGTATGTGTCCACAGCAAAAGTATTCAAAACAGACGTTGTTGAAGTTGCCACTGTTGTCGTAGCATCTGCAATATCTGAATTATTAAGTGTTGCACCTGCAGTGGCAAATGATAATGTACCTGATCCGTCAGTTTTAAGGAACTGATTCGCACTTCCATCTGACGTTGGGAAAGTAAACCCACTTATTGTGACACCACCTGTACCGTTACCTGACAGTTCAAGGTTTGCATTTGACGAATTAGTCTTCACTGTGTTATCGTCAAGTGTGATCCCTTCAAGTGTAAGTGCTGAAGTCACTGTCAATGTTGTAAATGTACCTGCCGCAGGTGTGGTTGCACCAATGGCAGTGCCATCAATTGAACCGCTGTTGATATCTGCTTTGGCAATTGATACTTGCCCTGTTCCCGAAGGTGACATAACTAGATTCGAATTTGAAGCTGTCGCTTTAATCTCATTATCAGTAATATTGATGTTGTCATCAATAGTTAAGCTGTCAATGATCACAGAACCTGTACCGCCTGGTGTTAAACGAATGTCTGCATTTGAATCAGATGATATAATGTTGTCAAAAAAGTTTAAATTGTCTACACCCAAAGTACCTGTGATGTTCATATCACCGGTTACTGTCAATGCTCCTAGTGTGGTCAAACCAGTTACATCAAATGTTCCTGTGGTGCTTAAATTTTCATTACCAAAACTTATGTCTCCACTTGAATCTGTGATAGAAGCACCAGCCATGGTCAAAGTGCCAGCAGTCATTGTTCCTGATGTTGTTAAATTCTCGTTTCCAAAACTTATGGCTCCACTCGAATCAGTGATTGAGCCATTTGCCAATGTTAAATTTCCTATTGTAGATCCTGTTGCACCAGTAATAGTTCCTGTTGTGGTTAAATTTTCATTTCCAAAACTTATAGCACCCGAGGAGTCAGTTATTGATCCATTTGCTAGGGTAAGGTTCCCTATTGTGGACCCTGTTGCCGCAGTCATTGTTCCTGTGGTAGTTAAATTTTCGTTGCCAAAACTTATTGCACCACTCGAGTCTGTAATAGAACCATTTGCCAGAGTTAAGTTTCCGACTGTTGATCCCGATCCTGCTGAGATGGCACCTGCAAATGAGATTGTTCCAGACACTGTCAAATCACCGTCAACAATCAAACCATCATTGATGTTGATTGCTGTTGAGTCATCTGAGCTCAATGTTGTGCCGGCTATCTTAATTGCTCCAAATACAACCGAACCTGATCCCGAAGGAAGTAAATTTATATTTTCGTTAGTCCTGGTTCCTTCAATATTGTTACCGTTGAATCTTATTGCTGGCATCACTACTGCGCCACCGCCAGCTGGTGAGAATATTAAATCGTCATCAGATCTGGTAGCTCTAATTTCGTTGCCTGTAACCTGAATGGTTGTTAGATCAAATCCGGGTGATGCATAAATTTCGGTGAAGTTCGTGTTCACCTTGATCATTGCATCTCGTAACGTATCCCCCGTTCCGTCGTTTGCGTTTTGTCCTACATTTAATACTAATTGTGCCATGTTATACTACCATTAACCTTCTTACCACTGTAACTTCATGTGTGTTAGTACTACTTATCGTTCCTCTGAGTCTAACATTGCCACCTGATATGTCTGTTGTGAACTCCACTAGATCACCTGTGCTGTTTGTGGTTCTTCCAAATACGGACATATATGGTGTTGTGCCGTCGTGTGTGATCCTTATTTCACCTGTTTCGTACAATCCTCTTTCACCACTGCCTGAATCTGATATTGAGAACACATATGACGCACTTCTGAATTCAGATACACTGAAACTGTCCAGTGTTGCAGTGTTAGTCGGTGTCCCCACTGCTCTCGCTAGAGGTATCTTGAATATGTTTGTGATGGTTGTGGACTGTTCAATTGTGCTTTCTGCCCTTAGTTCCACGTTGCTACCGTTCACTGCCGATGTGATGGTAATGAATGGAGCCGTTGTTGACTCACTGTTTATGTCAAACTCTGTGTGGTATGCGTCGGTGCCGTCACTGACCAACATTACTTCTGAAAACTGTACCCTGCTGTCGCCATCCTTCATTGCCACTAGATAGTTTGCGGCCTGTACACTGGAGTGGGCAAATGAGTCAAGTGTGGTGTATGGATCTCTATCTCCCCTATGCATGTGTACCCTGAATGCATTCACTGTTGTCGATGATCCAGACGTGGATGCCGCTGAAAGAGTAACTGTGCTTGACCCGTTATGTGCCGCTGTCAATGTCAGTTGATGTGTTCCTTTTGATGAAACATATGGCCCTTCATGCACGAATGCTTCTGTGCCATTGGTAAGCACAGTGGCTTCCATGATCGAAGCTGTTGATTCTGAGTTGTTGAATCCAACTATTATGTAACTTGCACCTGTGAAACTAGTATCTTCAAAAGTGTCTATAGCTGTGGCACTACTTGATACCGTTGAAGCGGCCACAGTGTTGAAATCTGTTCCTGTTGATCCTGACTCGTTGTCGGCCAATAACACTCTGTAAAACTTGACCTGGATGTCAGGTATGTTTCCTGCACATCTTAATCTCACATCACTTCCACTGATGTCTGTTGTCAGAGTGACTAGTGCCCCGTGTGAGAAATGTTCATTGAATGTAGTAATAAATGAATTAGTGCCATCATGCACAACCATTGCTTCCAGCGTGTCAATATACCCGGTTACTGTCTCTTTGGCTGACACATAATATTTGGCTCCTCTATAACTGCCTTTTGCAAAGGTGTCTAAATTGTCTGTTTGTCCTGTTGGAGCCTTCATGTGTACTCTATATGCGGCAACCTTGGTTGAACTGCCAGATGTCGATGATGCCTTCAATGTCACTGTGTTGGATCCATCATGTTCAGCTGTAAGATCTAATTGGTTTGTGCCCTTGGTACTGACATATGGTCCAGACGAAACAAAAGCATCTGTTCCTTCTGTGATCACATTGGCTTCCTGTATTGATGCCGCGGCCTCACTGGAATTGTATCCAACAATCACGTAATGGGCTCCGTCGACAGACGTGTCATTAAATGTGTCTACTGTTGTGGCAGAGCTGGATGCCGTCACTCCACCAATCACTTTGGTGTTTGTGTGTGTTGCTGTGGTTGGCGCATCGGCCAACAAAACTTTATAGAAAGTGATTCTTGTGTTGTCATTTGCCACAACGCATCTTAATCTGAGATTACCACTGTCAATGTCTGTGGTTAGGTCGCCGTTGAAAAGACTGGAACTGCCACTGAAATGTTCGTTGTACTGGTTTATGAATGCATTGGTACCATCATGCACAACCAAACACTCTACGTTGCTGACTTCATTACTGTCAAGGTTGTTTACAGATATGTAATACTTGGCACCCCTGAAATTTGCGATAGCAAAACTGTCAATTGTTGCTGTAGAACTTTCAGGTGCTTTAAGATCAATCCTGTAAGCTGTGACAATGGTATTGACACCACCACCAGCGGCATTTGTTGCCGATGCCTGTAGCGTCACTGTGCTTGATCCATTGTGTGATGCTGATAAAGTTAAATGGGCAGTGTCGTCTTGTGTTTTTGAAGAACATTCACCGTACTGTGTAACAAAGGCATTTGTGCCATCATGCACCACGGTCGCCTCCATTGCGGTAGCGCCACCTCCACTTGCTCCACCAGTTCTTGCCACTATTATGTAGTGTGCGGCGTCGACAGCAGTTGCGTCGATAGTGTCTATAGTTGTAGCCGCACTGGTGACGTCGGTCACAGTGGCAGTCGTTCTAACATTCGAACCTGTTTCTGCACTCTCTGTGTCACCAAGTAAAATTCTGTATGCAGTTACTCGTGTGTTTGATCCTACTGTCGCACTGCCTCTCAATCTGACAGTTGTCCCATCTATATCTGCTGTCAAAGTGATTAGTGAATTGTTTCCTGAAAAATGTTCGTTGTAAGAAACTATGAACGCATTTGAACCATGATCATGTGTGACAAGAGCTTCAAGGTTCGAAACTTCACCAGTCTCCATGTTGTTTACTGAAATAAAATATTTTGCTCCATTGTTTGCATTTCTGGCAAAGGTGTCAATGTTAGCAACCGTGCTTCCTATGGTTACTCTCGCTATTGATGATTCATCTGTTTGTTCACCCGAGTATCCTGTTGAGTCATCGTCACCCAAACCGATCCTGTAATAAGCGAATGTGTTGTTGTTGGCCACAGTACTGCCATCATTGTCAGTTGATCTTATTCTAACCTTGCTGGTGCTGTCACCTGATGTTACCACATCTGTGGTGTAGACTGGATGGTTGTCGCCCTCGTCAGTATTGACAATGGCCGAATTCGTCATAAAAGAATCTTGTAGGTTATGCATCAATGATATTTTCCTTGTTTCAAAACTGCCATTGGCAACATCTTTATTGACCACAAAGAACCAAGCACTGTCATACTGTCCCGCCGTAAATTCTGCACAGGTTGTGGTTCCTGAGTGTGATAGTGTGGAGTGTGTGCCATGTGCTGTCACATGGTCAATTTCTGTCTCTTGTATTCCACCTACCGTGACTACGTCTGTGTCTGCTACTCCGTCATCACTGCTGTAGGACGATGAGTCGTTGTCACCCAGTCCGATCCTGTAGTATGCTATTGTGTTGGAATTGGATTTTGCTGAATCGTCATGTAGTCCACCATTACCTAAAAGTCTTATGTTACTACCACTCAAATCTACATCAGTTTCTAAATGGGCGTGTGCTGAGTCTGTTCTTGTGATGCTTGAAGATGTGATGAATGCATCTTGTGTACTGCCGTCGCTAGTAGTTCCATGCATCGTAGAGTATTTGAAAGTTGCCAGTCCTGAATTTTCGATGTCGTTTGATACTCCCAAGTACCATACACTGTCGTATTCAGTAGCAGTAAATTCTGCTAGAGTTCTTTGCGAACTCAAAATAGAAGTTGTAGTTCCTGTTGCTGTCAGTGTGTCGACCCTCGTTTCATTGTTCCCACCAAATGTAACTCCTGCGTGTGTCTTAATGTTTCCAGATGTTGCGGTCGCTGTGTTGTCTCCTAGTCCCAACGCAAAATAGCTTGTTGCATTTTTGATGGCAGTAGACCCGTCGTTCTGCCCGGTAGCTTTGAGATCTATGTTTGAACCATTTATAGCAACATCTACCACATTGATGTCATTCATTGCACCGGTTTTAAGCACAGACGAATCTGTAATTCCGACCTGCCTTGTACTGCCATCAGTAGTGATACCGTCATTAGCTGAATATTTGTGCATGGCAAATTCGTTGTTTGTTTGGTCTTTGTGTATAGCATGGAACCAGACACTGTCAAATGTGTTTGCGAAACTGCTTATGGTTTTTTGTGAACTGACGTCTGGTGCGGCATCTCCCCTAAATGTGTTAGTGTCTATTGTTGTCTGTCCAATATTGGTTACACTTTGAGCACCAAGCACATCTACATATGTTCCGTCCGAAG